GATAAAAACTCTTTTGTTATAGATTTCACTTCATTAGAAGATAAAAAGTTTTCAATATTATTGTCCCATACACAGATACCTTTTTTTCTTGCCTCAAAAACGGCAGAAAGTGGATCTTTTGATTCAATTTGAGGCAAATTTTCAGGAAAATTGACAAATTTTAGTTCATTTTCTTCATAACTTAATATAGGTATATGATTATCTAAATTTTTCTTAATACTGTCTATTTGTTGAAACAATAATTGGACATCTTCGGTTGTAGAAAATTCAAATTTTGAGCAAATGTCGTGCAAAAACATCAAATTTTGCTCAGTTAAGGGAAAAATCCAAGATTTATCCTCTTTTGACCAAAAACCGTTAGCTGATTCTAATCGTCCTTTTTTAAACTCTGTCAAAATGGATTCGTTGTACGGAAATTCTACTTTAATAACTCGGCCATAAGTTAAATCTTCCTTAATAGAAATAATTTTGGCAAGAGAAATTACACGAAACGGAAATTTCCACCGCGGTATGGCTAGGTCTTGTTCAATGCTCTTACCTAAAACTGTTTCCAGGTAAGATTGGTTGCGTTTTAAGATACGCAATGCTATGTTTGCCTGTTTTTCTGTCAACGCTAGTTGATTAAAAATTTGAGTGCTAAAACTTGTCAGCAGGTTTGAGTCCCATTTGTTTAGATTAGGACTACGACCTGCTTCCAATACTTGAATAAGATCTTCGATAAGCATTATAGCGTAATATCCTCTAGTCCAGCAGCTCTTAATTTAATAATATTACTGAGTTGCCATTGTTTAATGTCTAACCCTTTGATAACGCCCAGCCATTGATTGCGTAGCATGGCGAATTCGTTGATGATTTTTTCCATATCAACAACATCTGCCTCGCCTTCTACATATTTTTCACAATCTCTCGAACTCAGGGCACGTTGATAGTTTTCTAAATATTTTCTGAACGCTTTAGACTTAATACGTCTTAGTTCGATATTTAGATATTCAAGAATAGCTTCGACTTCCTGTAACTGATTAAATCTATGCTCTACAATCCCAGGCAACGAAGCAGAGGCCCGCTCTACGCTGCCGTAGATTTTGACCTCTTTTCGTGCTTGTTCTAGTTCTGTATAAAAATGATTAAGGCAGTTAGGAAGATTTGCTATGTCTTGTGAGACTTTAGCATACCAGGACATCAATAATCCTCGTCGTCTTCCTCTTCGCCCCAATCATCTTCAAAATCCTCATCTTCTTCCTCTTCGCCACCGATAACTAGATCGATAGCGTCGTCTAGATGAGGATCATATCCCTTAAGTCCTTCTAGAACATTAGTATCAGTGTCTTTATCCACTAAAAAGTCGATAAATTGTTCTGCTTCTGCTGATCTAGTTTTTTCAGGGACATGATCTCTAAAGATTTCCCAAACTTCAATAATAAGTTCTTCGTCCATTATGCTTCCTCAGTATCCTCGACGGTTTCTACTGGAGTTGTAAGCAATGAGTTATCCCATTCTGCCATAATCTTAATAAGTTTTTCTTCAGTCCAGTTTTTGCGGAACTCAGATACAACTTCACCAGTTTTCTTACTTATATATTGTAACTTATTTCCGCTTTTTGTCAAGACCTCCATCTTTTCAAACATATCTACAAGACCTGAAGTAGGACTCATACCTGTCGAATATGGAATCTTAACCTGCACTGATTCAAACGGTTTAGCATAACGAGTTTTCATTACTTTACACGCTGAACGAATACCTAATACATCAGATACCTTGTTGCCATCCTCATCTTCTTTTAGTTTTAGTTTACGCATAGCAACTACAATTGATGACGCATAGATAAAGCCTTGCCCGCCACTAATTTTGTCATCAGGATCGAACATATCTTGGCTGGCATAGGTATGATTGGTACACACTAGGCCTACGTTATAACTACCAAACATATTAACACAGTTTCTTACCAAGGCTGTTAGTGCTTTGGGCTTACGACCCATATCACCTTTCAAATCACCTGCTTCGAACTGGTTAATATCAGTAGGAGTTAATAACATACCAAGACTATCAATAACAAATAATACCTTAGGACGGTCTTCCTGAGGCATTGCTTTGTATTCTTTCATAAACTCATTAATGGTTTTTGCCACATCATCAATCATGGCCATATTGAGTTTGAGAAGTTTATCTTCACTAGTATCTACGCCCAAAGCATGTAGCCAGGCTTCGTCTAAAGCATTTTCTGAGTCAATAAGAATACAGAAAATACCTTCACTTTGAGCGTGTCTAATAATATTACCAGAGCAGATATAAGATTTACCTGCACCGCTTTCACCGGCAAATACAGTGACCTTACCAAGGGGAACTCCCTTAAAGAAATCCCCAGAGATAAGATAGTTTAAGGCGTAGTTGCCAGTTGAAATCCAATCTGTCGGATCGTTAAAGCCGACACCTAATCCTTCTATAGATTTAGTAATGGACTTTCTAAACTTTGAAATATCAAAAGCCTTACCCATTGCTTACTCCCATTACAACCAGTTCTCGGCGACCAATCGCTGTCAACCAGGTATTAAGACGTTCAGCTAACACGGCATCATCCTTTGGATTATCAAAGTTGATATTACAGTCCATCAACGTATCACCGGTTTGATCTTCTCTACTAGAAAAGTTTAGAGAAAAGTTCTCGTTGATCTTTGTAGATTTTGCCATAAACATAATCTCCTATTATTGTTGATTACGCTTACGAATCATTGCGATAATATCTGCTGCACGACTTCCTGCATCACCGCCTTCGGAACGGGCTTCTGGTGGATCTGCATCAAACGGAGGATCTTCTGTAGCTTCTGCTACTGGAGCAGGTTTAGCTGTTGGTTTAGCTGAAGCTGTTTCACCTGTGGCTGCACCACTACCTCCCATACCTGCAGGTTTGTAATATTGACCCCAACGATCCATGTCAAATGCTTCACCATCGACTGATGCTTCAAACATTTCTTTGATGACCTTGAGTTCAACTTCGCCTGGTTTCTTAGGTAAAAAGTCACTGAGTTTGAACAAGCTATATTGATTAATAGCTGCCTTTTCATCTGTGCTAAGAGCACGTTCACGACGAGCCCAATTGCTTGTAGAATAATCGGCATATCCACCTTTTGATGTCTTTGTGATTTTGAAATCTAAACCACGAACATAGTCAGTGGGCAGTTCTTCTATCTCACTGTCCATTAGTGCGTTTTTAACAATGTTGAAGATTTGGCTACCGATAATAAACCTACGGATAGGATTTTCAGGAACTTTATCTTCAGATAGTTTGCTGTCAACTACAAAGCCTTGGAACAAATATGACTTTTTCTTCCAGTACTTACGACCCATTTCTTCAAGTGATTTGTCCTTAAACCAAGGACGAACTTCTGTTAGGATGGGACAAGTTTCGCCCCACATTTCCATACATGGGACTTGCACAGTCACTGGCTTAGAGCTTGTTTCACCTTTTACTCCGGCAAAAGGAAGTTTAATCATAGCCCGTTCGAGCCAGAAAAATGTGTTGTTTGAATCTCCATCAGGAAGAAATCTTACTGTTGCAGTAGTTCCTTCTGCTATATTCCAATGGGGATAAATTGCGTTGTCGCCTGATGCGACCTGTGTTTGTGCGCTTTGCTGAAGCTTGGCGCGGATTTCTGCTAAAGTGGCCATAATGTTTTCTCCTTATAATGTGCCTTAAAATGCCTCTTTCTTCCTACCAACTGATAAAAAGAAAAACTGTGCATAGTATTAACTATACACAGTCTTATTTAGTATGTCAAATATTTTCAGTGCTAAAATTTATATTATTTTGCCATTCCTGCTAATTTACGGATCATATTCATTTCTTCATCATAGCGATTGTGCTTCTTACGGATGCGATCCATCTCTTTTTCACTAGCCCCGTCTTTACCTGCTTTGGCTAGTTCTTTCATACCAGGACCATATTTTTTCCATCCCTTAGCATGGCGACTCATTGCTTCCAGTGCTTCGTCATCTTCTCGCTTGATGTCGCCTGTAGGTTTACCGTTAATCTTAATTTCTTGTCCAGGAGCAGTATTTTGAACTGCCTGTCCGTAGGCATTGCCTTCATTAGGATCTTCCTCTACATCTTTCTCACCCATTAAAGCAGGTTTATGTTTTGCTGCCCATTTTTGTGTTAGTCGTTCCATAAACTTTTCTGCTACTGTACGAGCGTGGATTCCTACTTCTTCACCATACTTTTCTTTAATTTCTTTTTCTACATCTAGTAATATGCCTTCTTGACCATTAAATGGTCCCACAGTAGGATTGTCTTTGTTAAATCTACTCTTAACCATTTCGGCAACACGGTGATATACTTCATCCATATTTTGTGCTTCAGTAACATTGCTCATCATATTATTAGTCCATTGTTGATCATCATTTTCTGCTGTAGGTTGTTCTGCAGGCGCAGGAGCTGGTTCAGGTGGGGGAGCAGCAGGCGCTTGGTCTTTAGGTAGTAATGCACTTAATGGCGCTAATAAATCTGGATATGCTTCTGCTGCCCAATCTCTAAATGTTTTTAAAGGATCTTCACTTATGTCTAATTCTGCCTGTGCTTTAAAATCTTGTTCTAACTGAGGATCATCTATGCCAAACTGTTGAAAAAATTCATATGCTGTTTCGAAGTCTAATTTTTGTCCCGATTGTGCTAAAGTTTCTAATTCTAATTTTAAACTGTTTATTTGATCATCTGTTAATAAGCCTTCTTCAAGAGCATTGGCCCATGCTTCGAACTTAGAAAATCCTTCCTTGTCTACTTCATCTGCATCTGGATCAGTTAGGCTGTCCCCAGCGGCGGCTCCGGTTAGGGCTCCTAAAGGACCGCCCACTACTGCTCCTAATGCACCACCTGCTAATGTGCCTAAAATTTCTTCGTTATTTTTATCATCTACATATTCTTCTAAGTCAACTTTTTCTTGCATAATACTATGTATTAATGGAAATAAACTTGCAAGTTCTTCGTTGAATGCTGTTTGAGTAAATGCCTGTTTGTAAGTCTCCATAGTAACAGGGTCTAATTCACCTATCATAGGTTGTTCTGTGTCTGAAAATTCTGAAATCCATGCTTCATAATAATGACGCTTACTCAATGCCTCTATCATTGATTTTAGTTCGTGTAAACGGCCTACGGCCCTCTCTGTTATGCCTGTAGCGTCATCATGTAATGTCTGATGTTGTACCTTACGTTGGAATTCTTGAAGTTGAGCTATTTGTTCACTCATTCTAATGATTGCTTTGCCTGCCGGATCGTGAGGAACTCCTCCGTGGTCCACATGTTGTGCCATAGCGAATGCGCCTGCAGGATGAATGAAAGGATACTTAAATCTTTCACCTTCCTTGTTTTGTATAAAAATTGCCTTAATGTTTTTACGCTGGCTACGAGCACCAGCATAGGTTTCGTCAACCGGATTATGGTGTCTTACAATAACTTCAGTTGTGCCTTTTACAGCTCGACTGGTTTTTCTTGAGCTTTTTGGAGTCCAGCGTGACTCATTCATTTGTAATGCCATGTCATCTTCCTTTGGCGGTTGTGTTGCCGCTAAATGTTGAAAATCATTCCTATCTAAATTGCTCTTGCTTATATCTCTTGTATCAAAGCGTAGTAATCTACGCATAGCGAACATACGCATTTCTTTTAGAAATGAATACCATAACTGCTTTGCTATATCGTCCTGTCCTTCAGTTATTCCTTGACTATAGTAGATTTTTAAACTACCAGGATCTGCTAGACTAATACTAACACGCCCTAGATTAGATCCTTCTTTTACGAAATCAAAATCATAAAATCTTGCCGCAGAAGGATCAATAGTCACCGCACCAGTTTCGTCGCCCATTTCTAGATTACTAAAACGACTTCTTACTTTGTCGAATAGGTCTTGACTGATTATTTGTATAGCTTTCATAATCTGTATTTAGCTATATGTATTCATATAAATGGGCAATGGCATGGTCCATTCATCTTCTCGTTCTTCTCGAAGTTTATCATATATTGCAGGATCCCATTCTTGCAGTAGCATAGCCATACGAAGGGCCAATAGTAATGAACTCACCAAATCGTCATTTGCAGTTTCTTTGGCTTCAAAACTAATACCTTTTGCCACATAGGTTTTAAGTTCAGATATTAGAGGTTTCGAATGTATCTTCATTCTGTTGCTCTCTATAAGATGTTTAAGTTTAGCACAGGTAGCAATTTTACTACTATGTGTAGTATTAAATCCTTTTCTGAATCTTCTAACATGTCCTTTCTTAATAGGTTCACTCAAGAATAATCCAGGTATGCTTTCTTCACCTACTTCACTAATAGCAACTAGAGCAGCCTCGCCTACTGTGTTATTTTCTACGCTGTAATAAAGATTAGGAGGGAATCCATGATTGGCAAACTTTTCTGATACAAAATTACATAAATCTCGTAAAATACGAACCTGCCCCTGAATAGGAGTTAGGTTGTGATGCCACTCACAAACTTGGTCAAAACTAGGAAGTTCTATAATTTGTATAGCAGCATAGTCTCCGCCTGTGCCTAGACTAGGATCTAAAGAAACAATATAGGTAAACTTTGTATTAATTTTCTTATACCATCTAGCCTGACCCATTTTCATAATAGGTTCGCTACCTTCTAG